TACAACTTTACGCTGTGCCTTACGTCCAAAACTACCTGAGCCATCTGCTTCATTAGCTGATTCAGTAACCCAACGATGCGGATAATATGCTGACATTGACTGGTCACCAAAACGTTCATTGACTGCTGCCAAGTCTACATAGTTACGTTCAAAACGCTTGACGTTAAATCCGCTTCTACGTAAGTTCCATAGTATCATTCCTTTTGGATATAGTGCTGGATCTGGACAATCTGCATCAACATAGTTACTAACAATCATATTAGCAATAGTTCCTGCTGTGCCACTGTTTGCGCCTGCTGTGTTATAACGTGCATCTGCAAATAGTACACCGTTTTCAGTTGTTTGGTCGGTTGTATCTAGTTCAACCCAACTGTTTAGTGTATTGTTCCAGCGATAGATTCTTGGGAAGTTTTCAAGATCTGCTGTACTAATCCAAATATCACCTGTTACTAGATCTCCGCCATCTGAACGATCACCATTAACTGGCTCAGTTGCAGCAACAATCGGTCCTGCTGGATCTGGTGCGTTTGCAGGTGTAACATCATAATATGGCGAATCACTATTCAAGTATCCAACCCACTTGCTTCCATCATGTACCATGATATCAACTTCGTCAACAACACTGCTATACCATAGAGCGCCGTCTGCTGCAAGAGCAGTTGGTGCATTGTTACTTGCTGTATAAGTTAGTTCTTTCCAAAGTGTTGCAATATATGCACCTGACAACCCATTTGGTGAATCATAAAAGTTTACAGTTCCTGATTTTGTTGAGTAGTTCCAAGCAGTAAATGCGTCAACTAATGGTGTGTTTGCACCATCTACAAATCTAATGTCTCCGCCTATTGCATGTGTTATTACAACTCTATTGCTTGAATCGACACTAGCAGTAACATTAGTTAAACCTGCTGTATTAATAGCTGCTGCCATTAAATCTGCATCAGTTGTAGCACCTGTTGCACTAAATGAAATAGTTACTGGTGTACTTAATCCTGGAATTCCTTTTACTGTTTCACTAATAGTAAAATCATTAGCACCTACTGTAAATGTTGAAGATGGTGAGCCAGTAACAACCGAACTAGTAATAGTTGTTGCGCCATTAGCATTACGCTTGTACAAAGTAAAGTTGGCTAAGTTTGTTGCTGATTCTGTAACATTTGCCATTGCATAAACATTAAGCGATGTTAGATTGGCTCCGCCACCTGTTTTATCTAGGCCAAGCAATGCTGCTGAGTTTGAAGTATAAATCGGTGTGCTTACTGCATCCCATAGTTCAGTTGAACCGTTCCATACTTTTGTTTTCCAATCTGCACCACTGTTTGGTGTAGTTGTTTTAACCCATACACTTCCTGTTGGACGTTTGGTTGCTAAATCTGCTGTTTTCCATTCTGGAACGCTTGTGTGAGCAGATGCTTGATGTGCTGGTGGATAATATGTGCCAGCAGCAATACCTGCAGCAGTTAATGGTGTTCCTGTTCCTTGTCCAAGAACAATGTTTGAATGTGTTGCGCCAGTATTTTTAAATACCAATCTATTATCAACTGCCTCTGCTGTGATTCCAACAGGACCTAATGCTGTGTTAATATCACTTACTGCTAAAGCAAGACTAGTGCCCGAAAGTGTAACTGTTACACTAAGACCTTCTGCAGATCCAATAGTAATAGTATCACTTGCTATAAATGTTGGAGTAGCTGCTGTACCTGTTACTGAAGGCCAACTGCCTTTCCAATCTGCACTACCAACTTGTACCCAAGTACCCGAAGTATTTTTATACCATGTGCGTATAATAGTTGAAACTGCTACAACTGCATAATCACCAATAGCGCCTACTGATTGTTTTGGAGCATAAGGAGGTGAATTTGTTGTTTGTGTTGCATCAGTAATAACAGTTGGTGTTTTGTTAGTAAATGTTTGACCAACTTTGTTGGTTGCTGATTCGGCACTGCCGTTCCATTCAAAGATACCAAACTTTGTTACTTGAGTATCTAACCAATATGTTCCGTCTGTTGGGTTTGCAGTTGTTGGCGTTGCACTAGCAGATATTGCTGTAAGATCAAGGTCTGCTCTTACTACATACGCTCTGTTGCTTACGCCTAAATATGAATATGCTGCCTGTAGTCCGTATTCATTTTGTTCGCCGCCATGAATAGGATTGTTGTTAGCATCTGTATAAAATGTAGGATCGCCAAATGTGTCTACTAGATCTCGCTGCGATGTTAGTAGGTATGGTTTACCTGCATTGGCTTTTTGAGTTCCTGGTGCAACACCAGTTCCTGCGCCGTTTAGTTTATTTTCGCCTGTTGCGACAAATATTATAGGTACTGTGCCTGGTTCTGCTGGAGTATAAAAACTCTCATCAATAACGCTGACCTCTACACCTGGTGAAGTTAATGCCATTTTAAATTTCTCCTGTAAAGTGTTTCACTTACAACTATTTAGCAGATCACCGGAGAAAAAGGCGGTTTTTAGGGGTTAAGTATGTATATAACTCATTAGCTGTCTAATATTAAACCAAAGATCATCCAACGTTCCGTTGTTGTCAATGGTGTAATCTGCCATCCATTGTTCTAGGCTCATCGAATCTTTTGACTCGGGCATGAGATATTTGCTGCGATCAACCCAGATACAATAATCAAAAACTCCAGTGTTTTGCATTGCAAAGAATTCACGCTTGTTGCGTAGCCCACAATAGATGTCATAGGCTGCAAACATCTCTCTACCTAGAGTCGCTGCATCAGGAACATTATAATCGCAGATAGCATTATACCATTCTGCTCTGTGATTATGCCTGTCAGCATAACACTCTTCTTCATCAGCATATCCATATTTTTCCTTTAAGTCATCATAGATAAACAACTTTGAGCAGAACTTACTGCTGCTTTCAAATGTATATCCGTATTCGTCACGCAGGATTTCACATACAGTATCTTTGCCATGTCTGCCATGACCTATTACTAATAACTTCTTTTTCATAATTTAAATATAACATATTATTTAGATTTTGTCAATATCCATTTTGCAAAAAGATCTGTCCAATCAATGTGTGCTTGTTCAAGAGGATGATCTGATTCTTTTCCACATTCGTATTTGTTTTTTGTTGCCCAATCCCAAAATCCAATGCCGTCTTCCTTATGTACAAGATTAGGAAGATTTAATCTTGCAACCATGTCTTGTAAAAACACATTGTCTTGATTCAATAACTCTGGTTCAATATCTTTAAACGCAGATGTATAAAAATACTTAATATTATTATTTTCAAGCCAGCTTGTTAAATATTCTAGTTGCTGTAGTGGATAATATACATGATTATCGTGTGTGTCACGCCTAGCATAAAACTCTACATTTGTTCGTGTTAGATGTTCCGATGCCCACATTTGTCTTCTTCTGTATAACATCTCATTTGAATAACCTTTAGTTTTGCCATCGCCGTCTGATGGCAATGAAGTTAAAAATCTATCTTCGTGAGTTTTTATTTTTCTGTCTACAGGATATATACTAGGATATTCTCTACGTAAAATACTTGTCCACATTACAACTACAACAATATCTTCTGGCTTGTGTATCCTTAGATTGTGCCTAGTTTGGTATATTATACGTCTAACTATACTTCCATAATCTGCGCCTGGTACAGCAGTATTATCAACTGTTGCATTAGTAAACATTTTTTGTTGAAGCAAGTTTGGCCATGCTGTATAACTTATCTCGTAGCATATTCCTTTATGATTACGATCCCAAGACTCGTCAGCCAGCTCTGATCCTGCTGTAAAACTACAGCCGCCTGCTATTACTTTTTTGATATTATTAAATCTATTATCCAATTAAAAAACCGTAGCCAACACCACCTGCAACAGACATAGCTAGGTCGTTGTCAAGTTTTTCCATTTCCTGTTGAGCTTCGGCTTTAAGCGAATCACCGTTGAGTGTAGTACCNCCGCCTGGTCCGGCAATAGTAGCAAACTTACTACGTGCTTCACCTAACATATATTTACAGTTAGCAAGAGTATATTCCTTAATCCATTGAAATGCTTTGTAGTCTTTGTACAACTCAAAGTCAGGTCTATGATTATAGCAATATAACAATACTTCTTCCTCGGCTCTTGGTCTTGTTAATATAGTTAGCTTTTTTGTACTAGTGTTCCAAACAAATTCGATAAAACTACCAAACATTCTTCCTACTAGTTCTTGTTGTTGAGCAAAGAAATCATACGTAGCGAGGCCGCCGATACCGCTTCCTGCTAATAGATATGTATTTGTATATGCAAGGTTAAATGGTTCAAATGTTGTGCCGCCACTGTTGCCGCCTAATCTACTTCCTACACTACGTCTATGAACTTTACGCACTTCGATTATTTCATTAGGTAATGTATATGCATTTACATCTTCGGTTAGTGCAAGAGTAATATAACTTTCTTCAACGCTGTTTTCACTACGTTGTCTATATCGTGCAGTTGCTTTTCCTAGTGCAGTTTCGTAGTGTATAGGATCTAGTTCTACATCTACCATTCCTCCGCCTAGAAAGGCATTTACGTAATCAAATACTTCTTGTTTCTGTGTTGTAAGTTCGGCCATAGTTTGTCTCCACTAGTATTTATGCTAAATATACATATGCCAAGACTTAGTTTATACAGACCCGAGAAAACAAAAGATTATTCCTTCCTAGATGGTATTGTCTATGAACAGTTTACCGTTGGAGGGACTGATTTTAATATTCACAAATATCTTGGGCCAAAAAACACATTAGAAGATGATGCGACAGTTGAACAACCTGTGTATGATGTTGTAAAAGAAACAAATATCCAAGATTTATTATTTCTCGAAAACAGAGATAGAAAGTATGATGCCGATATATATACAATCAGAGGTCATTACAACTTACAAGATCAAGACTTTGATTTAAGTCAGTTTGGATTGTTTTTACAAAACGACACATTGTTTATGACCATACATATTAATAGTAGTGTAAAAACATTAGGTAGAAAAATAATGCCAGGAGATGTAATAGAACTGCCGCATATGAAAGATGAATATGCTGCAAATGATTACAATGTTGCACTAAAAAGATTTTATGTAATAGACGAAGTTACTAGAGCAGCAGAAGGATTTAGTCAAACTTGGTATCCGCACTTGTATAGATTACGTGCAAAACAAATACTAGATTCGCAAGAATACAAAGATATTTTAGATTTACCTGCAGAAGAAGGTAGTGCAAATACGCTTAGAGATGTACTCAGTACATATGAAAAAGAAATGCAAATAAACGAAGCTGTTATAGCGCAAGCAGAAGTTGATGTTCCTCTTAGTGGGTATTCTACTATACAGTTCTATACACTACAGTTAAGTGACTCGGGCGAAATTGAAATTGTTAGTACTGACTATGACAGTTTATTAGCCGATGATCAGATAACAGCAGACACTGTTTTTGTTACACCTGATGGCAATGGTTACCAAGGTTATTTGGTCGGCGATGGTATTCCACCAAACGGAGCACCATACGGTCAAGGCATTGGGTTTCCAGCTGCACCAGATTTGGGAGATTATTTTTTAAGAATTGATTTATCTCCTAATAGATTGTTTAGATACGATGGTAATAGTTGGCGCAAGATCGAAGATGCGGTTAGAACTACCCTTACACAAACTAGCGGACGTGATACTCTAAAAGGAACATTTATAAACAATCTAACTGTAAATACTATCAGCGGTGAAGATGTAGTCGAAAGACAAGCTCTTAGTAAAGCTCTTAGAGCAAAGGCAGGTGACTAATGCAATACTTTTATGATGGACAAATACGTAGATATATTACTCAAATAGTAAGAGCATTTAGTAACTTTAGCTATCGCGATGGAGATGGCGATATTAAAGTAGTTCCTGTATTATATGGAGATATTACGAGACAAGTTGGCAGTATTATTAGAGAAAATAGTGATAACAAATTACCAAGTGCTCCTCGAATGGGCGTATATGTTACTAGTTTGCAAATGGATAGATCACGTCTAAGTGATAGTAGTTATGTTAGTAAAATCAATCTTAGAGAAAAAGCATTTGATGAAAACACTAGTAGTTACGTAGCACAACAAGCCAAAGGATATACAGTTGAGAGATTACACCCAACTCCGTATACTTTAAGTGTTAATGTTGATGTATGGTCAACTAGTACTGATCAAAAACTACAAATACTTGAACAAATCTTTATGTTGTTTAATCCAGACTTAGAATTTCAAACATCTGACAACTATGTAGATTGGACTAGTTTAAGTGCATTATATTTAGAAGATATTAACTTTAGTAGTAGAACTATTCCTGTAGGAACACAAGATGATATAGATGTTGCTACATTAGGATTTACAGCACCAATATACATTTCGCCTCCGAGCAAAGTTAAAAAGTTGGGCATTATAACAGATATTATTACTGGTGTTTATAGTCAAGACGCAGGAACAATAAGCCTTGAAGGGTTTAATCCACCAACTACATCAGATCAAGGTGCTGCAAGCGGAGTTACTGTGTTACCAGACGGTACTGTTGTTAATTTAGGAAATGTTGGTATTACTAGTACTTCCAGTGTAAGTAACACAGGTTTAGATTTAAGCAATCCGATAGTTACAAGTTACAGAGATTTTGACGTTATAATCAACGACGATGAAGCCAAACTAGCTAAAAATAAAAAACTTCGAGTAGGCGATATTAGTTGGCTTAATATCATTGAGGCAGAACTGCCAGCAAAATATCAACCCAACATAAGTCAAATAAGATTACGTCGAGCAGAGTTAAGTGGCGAAATTATTGGTACATTTAATATTCCAAGCAATGATAATCATACAATGATCATTGATTGGGACGAGGATACATTGCCAGCTAACACTATTATAACAGGGCCAACTAAGACTGATGGAACTATTGATTACATCATCGATCCTATAAGTTTTAATCCTCAAACAGTAAAAACACCTGGTGTTAGATTATTATTGTTAGGGCCAATAGGTTATAAAGTCGAACGTAGTTTTAAAGCTACTACTAGTAGTAATAGAATAGATACCGATATAGATTTTATTATTACTACTAGCGAGTTAGCCGGTAGAGCCGGAGACGAACGTGTTACCAGCTTTGAAGTGTTTGTAAACGGAACACCGGTAGCAGCAACAAAATCAAATATTGACGATAAGTTTGTTATAAATCTAACTACAGCATACAGTGTAGACGACACTGTATCTTATGTACTTAATCTAAACGAAAAAGGACCAGAGGCTTGGAAAAATGCAGACAATACAGATTTTTCAGCTGATGCAAATGATATAGTCGAATGGGATGGATCTAAATGGGTTAATATTTGGAACTCTAGCAATGACAATGAAACTACATACGTTACTAACGTAACTACTGGACAACAGTTTTATTGGAACGGATATTATTGGCAAAGTGCAGTCGACGGATATTATCCACGAGGAACCTGGACTATTATATTATAAAATAAGTACTTGTATGAACAAAATAATTTGTAGTGGTGCTTTATTTTATAGTCTCAAAACTAAAAGATTTTTATTTTTACATCGTACTAAAGGAAAAACAAAAAACCTTTGGGGATTAGTTGGCGGAACAAACGAAGGTATTGAAACACCGTGGGAAGGTTTGCAACGAGAAATAACTGAAGAAATAGGCAATCTTTCTGGTATTAAAAAAACAATACCTTTAGAAACATTTATAAGCAGTGATAATCATTTTAGTTTTCATACATATCTTTGTGTAGTTGATAATGAATTTATTCCAGAGTTAAATAATGAGCACGATGGGTATGCTTGGGTAACATTTGGAAAGTGGCCAAAACCTTTACATCACGGATTGAGTAATACACTGCGAAGTAAAACCAATCAAAAGAAACTTGATACAGTTATACGGTTGGTAGATATAATATCTCAAACTGATTCTTAAGCCATTCAAAATCATTGATTTTTACTAGTTCGTTTGGATTGTCTGCATTCATTTCGCCAAATGCTTTACCTGCTATTGCTCCAGCAATGGCTGCTTTTCCAAAGGGTTTGTCGTCACCTCTTGAGCACCATGCATCTAATCTAAAATCAGTTTCGTCATCTTTCTGACGAGCAATAGTGCGACTAGCAAGTTTACAACATTCTCTAAATCCACTACGCCATGCACTAAATGCATCAGTATTAAATGCAGTGGTATTACTCATTTTGTCTACACCTTTAAACTTGTCACTAATACTAGTGGTCATATCGGTTGTTGTTTCATCAAGATTTCTTGTTAATCGAGTAGGCAAAAGTTTAACACCGCCATATCCATACACCAGTCCATTTACTGGGTTATGACTTCTCCATACATGCACAGTATCTTTGCCGTCAATGTCGTATGCAGGCACATAATAATCAAATTCAAAATCATCTATAATTTCAGCATCGCCGTCAACAACCCAAAACATTTCTGTTTCAACTAACTCAGCAGCACGTTTATGAGCTGCATGTATTCCTTTGATATCCATTACTCGTTTTGCTCTTGGATACTTTTCTTTTAGTTCATAATAGTTATCATCAGCATTTGGTTCGCCATTACTAATAAACACAATATCATAAGGCTTTGGCATACTACCAACTTCATCATATTCTTTTTTAGTAACAAAAAATCTATAATCTATCTCTCGTTGACTGATGTTTAGTTGTTTACTAACCAATGCAATGCCGTCATAAAAGTCGCCATTCTTCCAAACATGATTTATTTTTCTTTCGTATTGATTGTGATGACTAATATAAAAATTCCAGTTGAAATCTTCATTAGGTAAAAATGAATTGTTTACAATCCAAAACATATCTGTATTACAGTTTTCTTTTGCTTCTAAATAATCTTGATAATCATTTACAGTATATGTTGGNTATTGTTTTGGAGTACTTGCTACAATCTCGTATTCTTTCTTTTTTATAAGAAAACGATGTTCTATTTCTTTTTCACTTACCAATACGTTTTTACTATATAATACAATACCATCATAGCTATCGCCATTTAAAAACACATGGTTGATATTTCTATCAAATGTATTCTGATGACTAAAGTATAAACTAAAATCAAAGTCTTTGTCTACATCAACATCAGTAGGCACACCCCAAAACATTTCAGTGTCGGAGTTATATAATGCATTTGCATAATCATCATAGTTGTTTATTGTAAACTTTTTATATTTTTTTGGATTACTTGCTACAACATTATGTTCTTTTTTATTAACATAGAATCTATGGTCAAACTCTTTTTCAGATATAAGATCTATAGTATTTAATAATGCAATACCATCGTAATCAACCCCATTTAAAAATACGTGATTGGTTGAACGATCAAACGAATCTTGATTGTGGAAATAACCATCCCATTCAAAATCGCTCAAAGGATCTACGTCATTTGGAATAAGCCACATCATATCACTTCCGCAACTATGAAATGCACTTTTGTATTGTTCGTAGTTTTCAACTATAAACTTTTCATAATCTTTTGGACCACTTGCTACAACATTGTGATCGATCTTTTGTTTTAGTTCTTTGTGTTCTATTTCTTCTTTGCTTACTAATGCTTGTTTACTAAACAAAAATACACCATCGTATTTGTTTCCATTTAGCCAAGCGTGATTTGATTTTTTTTCACTGCTATGATGACTAATATAATAATCAAACTTGAACTTTTCGTCGATAACAATATTATCTGAATATCCCCAGAACATATCAGTTGTTGAAAGTTCAGCTGCATATTCGTAATCTTGATAGTTGTTGATAACATATCTATCATAATGTCTTGGATTACTTGCTAATATTCTTACTTCTTTTTTGTTAACAAAAAATCTATGTTTGATTTCTTTATCAGTTAGCTCACATGACTTAGGGCAAAGTACAATACCATCTAGTGTGTCTATATCGCCATTGCCAAACACATGAGGAATATTAAAACTCCATTCGTCTGGCTTGTAGCTGAATTTAAATGTATCTCTTACTTCAGTATCATCATACACTATCCAAAACATATCAGTAAAACTATTTTGTTTAGCAGTGTTTAAAGAATCTACTACCTGTACATCAAACCCTCTAGTCTCAAGATTTTTTAATACCTTTGTATCTTTTCCAATATAAAAAATATCAAACTTGTCTTTGCCTTTGTAAGGATCATAATGTCCACAAATATAAGCGTGTTGATTTACATTATATTCGCCTTTTTTAGTTGGAACTAATCGAACTCTGTTCCAATCTTTAACTTTACGACTTTTTTCAAATACATAAGGAAAAGCATGTATGCAAACTTCTTCATCTGCTTTTGGTTTAAAAAACCAAGGAAAGGTACTATATGTTTCGATATTACTATCAACAACCCATACGTAATCAGAATCATAATCTGATTTCCAAACTTG